CCGCGCGATGCAGATCGGCACGGACTTCAACCTCGGCAACGTCCAGGTCCGCGCGGGTGACTACACCGATTCCTCGATCGGTGCCGAACTGGAGCGCTCCGACGCGCTCAACGCCGCGGTGAAGGCGTACCGGCAGTACGCGGACGGCCGCCTCGCCGTCGCGTTCACGCCGACCATCGCGACCGCGCACGCACTGGCGAAAGCGTTCAGCGCCAAGGGCATCCCCGCCGAAGCGGTCGACGGGAAGATGCCGGGCGACGAGCGCCGCGCCGTCCTGGCCCGGCTGCACCGCGGCGAGACACGCATCGTCGCGAACTGCGCGGTCCTCACCGAAGGCTGGGACGAGCCGGCCGTGTCCTGCGCGCTGATGCTGCGGCCCACCAGGTCGGCACCGCTGTTCATCCAGATGGCCGGCCGGGTCCTGCGGCCCTTCATCGGCACGCTGGACGGCAGGCCGTACACGAAGGACGGCGCGCTCATCCTGGACCTCGCCGGGTCCGCCGAATCGGGGCTCGCCACCATCGCCGACCTCGCCGGGATGCCGCCTGGTTCGGTCAAGAAGGGGAAGTCCCTGCTCGACGCCGCCGAGGAGCAGGCGGCGTTCGAGAAGCAGAAAATGGCCGTCGCCGCGGCGCGCACGCGGCAGATCGAGCTGCTGCGGCGCAGCGAACTGCGCTGGCTCGAGGTCGAGGGCGCGTGGGTGCTGCCTGCCGGACCCGACCAGGTGATGATCCTGGTCCCCGCCGATGACGGCGACGGGACCTGGGACGTGTGGCGGTCGGCTAAAGGCCGGGCGCTGTACCAGGAATCCGGCAAGCCGCTCGCGCTCGACTGGGCCCGCGGCGTCGGCGAGGAGATCGCCAGGGCGCAGGGCGGCGTCCTGTCCCGCTCAGATGCCGCCTGGCGGAACCGGCCGCCGAGCGAGTCCCAGGTGTCCGCCCTGGAGCGGATGGGATACGCGGGCAAGCTCGCCGGGATCACCCGCGGTGCCGCCTCGGACATGATGACCGCGCACTACGCCGCGAAGAACATCCGCAAGCTACGGAGGGCATCGCGGTGAGCGACGACGAGCTTGGCATCCCGCGCGACATCGCGGCCGAGCAGGCGGCCCTCGGGTCGATGATGCTGTCCGCGGAGGCGCTGGCATCCTGCCTGGAAATCCTCGAGCCGGATTACTTCACCCGGCCCGCACACCAGGAGATTTTCGCGGCCCTCAAGGCGCTAGCTGACCGCGGCGAGCCCGCCGACCCGGTCACCGTCAAGGCCGAGCTGGAGCAGCGCGGGACGCTGCCGAAAACTGGCCGTGCCGAGTACCTGCATACCCTCGTCGCCTGCGTCCCGAGCGCGGGCAGCGCCGGATGGTACGCGGAGCGCGTCCGTGAGTGCGCGGTCAGGTGGAAGCTCGCCGAGGCGGGCACCCGCATCCGCCAGGCCGCCCTGACGGGCGGCGCGGACCTGGCCGAGCGCGTGGACGCCGCGTACAAGATCCTCGACGAGGCGGCCGGGACCGTGGCCCCCGGAGGTGCCCGGAGCGTCGCGGACCTGGTCGGCCCGGTCCTGGACTCGCTCCAGAAAGGCCCGGATCAGGTCCGGGCTGTCACGTCCGGCTGGTCGGCCCTCGATGATCTCGTGCCCGGCTTCCGCCCCGGCGAGATGATCACGGTCGGCGGCCGGCCTGGCATGGGCAAGAGCGTGGTGATGCTGAACATCGCCGTCCGTATCGGGGTGACGTTCAGCCGGCCCGTCCTGGTGTGCACGCTGGAGATGTCCGCCGCGGAGTGCATTGAGCGCATCCTCGCCTACGAGGCAACCGTCGACCTGCGGAAAATACGCGCCCGGCTGCTCGATGACCGCGACTGGGACAGGATCGCCGGAGCGTACCCGCGGCTGACGGCCGCGGGCAGCCTGATGATCGACGACGACCCGTACATGAGCGTGCAGACCATCCGCTCGGACCTGCGCGCCATGAGCCGCGGCGGCTACCCCGCCGAACTGGTCGTCGTCGACTACCTCGGGCTGATGGGCAAGACCGGCAAGTCAGCGAACCGGGAACGGGAAGTGTCGGAGATTTCCCGCGGGCTCAAGCTGCTGGCCAAGGAATTCAAGGTGCCGATCCTCGTCGGCAGCCAGCTCAACCGCGGCCCGGAGATGCGCACCGACCACCGGCCGCTGCCCGCTGACCTCCGCGACTCGGGTTCGGTCGAGCAGGACTCCGATGTCGTGATCCTGCTCTACCGCGAGGACGCCTACGAGCAGGAGACTGCCCGCGCTGGCGAGATCGACCTCATCGTGGCCAAGAACAGGTCGGGGCCGAACGGGACGGCGACGCTAGCGTTCCGCGGCCACTATGCGATGTGCGGCGAGATGTACCGCCCGGAGCAGGACGAGCTGGCTTACCCCGGGCAGGTCGCATGACCGCCTCCACCCTGGCCGACTGCTGCCCCCGCTGCTGCATCGGCGACTTCCCGGCCAGCCTCCCGCGCGCGGTCGCGCCCGACCCGGCCAGCCCCTCAAGTCTCCGCGCCGAGTACGACTGCGGCCAGGGCCACCAGTGGACGACGTGGTGGGACGCGGCCTCCGCGAGCTGGCCGCGGCAGGAGACCGACGCCATCCCCCCGCTACCCGAGCATCGCGGCCACAGTGCCGCATGACCCCGAACGGACCCGGCAGGAAGCCGGGATGACCTCAACCCCCGAAAGGAATTCCTGACGACATGCCGGGAACGTTCATATTCGCGATCATCGCGGCCGTCTTCACCGCGGCCTTCGCGGCCGCGTGGCGGATCGCAGCCCGCAAGGCCTCCAGGCTCACCGCTGAGGACATCGCCAGCGCCAGGCGCAGGGATGCATACACGGCGGCTGATGTCCGCCCGCTGCTGAAGGGCTGCACGGCCGGTTTCGCGGCTCTCGCCGCCCTGCTGGTCCTGATCTCGTCATACAACCCGGTGTCTACGCAGAACATCGGGATCGTCACGTCGTTCGGCAAGCCGGTCAGCCACCTGGGCGCCGGGCTGAACTTCACCGCCCCGTGGCAGTCGGTCACCGAGATGGACGAGGCGATCCAGGTCACGGATTTCGACGCCGCGTCCTGCCAGATTCAGCTGCGGCTCGCCGACGCGCAGACGGCGTGCGCGAAGGTCGCGGTGCGGTGGCGCATCAACCCGGCAGCGGCCGACGCCCTGTTCCGGAACTACCACAACTCGACGGCAGGCGTGGAAAACGGGCTGCTGATCCCCGAGCTCCAGAACGTCGCCAACCAGGTGTTCGCCAGCTATGACCCGGTCGCGCTGCTGGACAGCACGGCCCCGGTAGGCAGCGCCGCGAACCCGACCGTCCCCCAGCTCGCGCAGCAGGTCCAGGCGGCGCTCACGGCGAAGATCGGCAGCGAGGTCGACGTCATCTCCCTGTTCATGCCGAACATCGCCTACAACGCCACGGTGCAGGCCCGGCTCAACGCCGTCCTGTCGCAGAAGGCGAACACTCTGGTAGCGCAGCAGTCCGAGCAGACCGCGCTGGCGCAGGCCGCCGCGAACAAGGACATCTCCGCTTCGGTGTCGAACGATCCCGGCGTGCTGGAGTCCCGCTGCCTGGACATCCTCAGCGAGATGGTGAAAGCGGGGCAGTCCGTCCCTGCCGGCTTCTCCTGCCTCGGCGGCAGCAACGTCACCGGCGTCATCGCGAACTCACCGAGCAAGTAGCCCCCTTCCCGTGCTCGCCCTCCATCAGCGGGGGGCGTGCACGGGGGAACCCCGAAAGGAACCACCTTGAGCAGCAGCAGTTCGTCATCGTCCAGCAGCGGTATCGGCTTCGCCGGCCTGCTGGCCATCGCCTTCATCGTCCTCAAGCTCCTGCACAAGATCGCCTGGTCCTGGTGGTGGGTCCTGTCGCCGCTGTGGATCGGCGCGGCGCTTGTCGTCATCATCATCGGGCTGGTTCTCGGCGTGGCCTTCATCGTGGCGAAGGCGAAGCCATGACCGAAGTCTCACCGGGCCGCGCCGCCTACGAGGCGTACGTCCTGTCCAGCGACGGCAGGTCGCTCATCTCCGGCGAGAAGCTGCCGGCATGGGACGGGCTGCGGCCGGAGGTCCGCGAGGCGTGGCGGGCAGCCGCTGACGGCGCCCTCATGTTCGCGGGCCTGCCCCGTTTCCACCCCGCACCGGGGGATGACCCGGTAGGCCGCCTGCTTGCCCTCCCGCTGCCGGAGAACGACTCCGGGGCATCGACGGTACGCGGCTACCTGGTGGCACTCCTCCGCGTCGCCTGGGAGGCCGGAGACAGTAGCCGCCCGTGGGGCAACTCCGGATGGCAGCACGACCTGTACCACGCCATGACCGATGCGGGGCTGGCCAGGATCGGTTACGACGAGGACGGCTACGCCACCGAGCCGGATACCGCTCCGAGTTATGCCGAGGCTAACGCCCTCATCGCCGCTGCGATCGGGAGGCTCGGCCAGTGACTGCCAGCGAGCAAGCCGCCATCTCACCCGCCCGTGCCGCTTGCGAGGCTTTCTGGGGTGCCGTAGAGCCGGGGATCACCGACCCGGATGCGGCATGGCGGTGGGCGCGGAGCCAGAGGGCAGAACGCGGATGGGAAGCCGCAGCGAAGGCCGTCGCCGCCGAGACTGCCCGCGAACGCGACGAAGCCCGCGCCGGGCTCACCGGGGCGGGCGAGATGATGCGCAGCCTCGAACACGTCATCACCGGACTGACACGGGGCATGTACGCCGCCCGGATCGACTGCCGGCGTGGTGACCTAAAGGCGGCGATCAGCATCCTCTCGGAGGGTCTTGACGGCTACGACGGCCCGGAATGGGACGGCACCGAGACCGGCGAGCAGTGGTGGGAGCGCAACCGAGGCTGAGGAGGGGTTGTGACCACCACCGCGACCGAGGTAGCCGACCCCGTAGCAGAGCGGCCATGAGCCACCCGTGCCCGGTCACCGGCTGCGACGTTACCGATGTACCCGACGAGCGCCTGACCTGCCGCCAGGACTGGGCCCGCATAAGCAGGCCGCTCCAGCGAGCCGTGTACGACGCCTGGGACCACGGCAGAGGCCGGGGAACCCCGCAGCACCAGGCGGCGATGGACGCCGCGATCAGGGCGGCGGAGCGGCAGCGGGGGACCGCTGCTCACCTGTCGGTTGACGAGTTGTGGCGCCGGGCCGGAGGGGGCAC